CATCTACCCTTGGAGATAATCATCAAAGGGTACTTAGGCTGATATTTTTCACTTGTCTTTGACGGAAACTTATTCATCTTCAATCCAACGCTTGAGTGAGTTTTCTTCACGTTCCTTAATAGGATGCCAAACCGACTTGGTCTTTGGTGTCAATGGCTGACCGATGAGTTCACCAAAGGCTAGGAAATCTTCCTCAGAACGGAAATTGATAATAAGTTGCTTTGATGCCTCAAGGTTCTGGGACTCGTATGAAGGCATTCCTTTCCAAAGCTTGCGCCAGTTTTGATAGTTATGTTCCTTCTCGGCTTCCTCAACTGTTTCAGGAACATCACTCATCCCAAGAAAATCTGCCAACGAACCTGGGCGACCTTCTGTTTCTTTTTTACCGATACATGCATCAAAATCAAGTGATGTATCTGGCAATGCATCTTTCTTTGATTTACTCATAGTTTCTCCTTACTTGATATGTCACCATATTATATGTAGCTAAAAATGTCAACTGGTTTTTGAATACTTGTCAAGTAAATATTGTTTTTGTTCTTCAAACTGTTGCTTAATAAGTAGACATTCATAATGATCGTTTCTATATTTAAGCATTTGTTTCATAGTATCACTATATAGTCTTTTATATTCGTCGTCAAAAGTCATTGCTCAAACACGTCATATATTATACATAAACTTGTAATTACTATTACAATGCTAATGATAAAACATATTATGAAGCCTTCCGCGGTTTTAGAAAGCAAGGTAAGTAATGTTATACCAATCATAAAACAATTCAGTATACTGAAGAATATTATAGTGAACTTACGATCATTCATGCAGCAATCCTACTGAAGTTGGAATGTTTTTCAAACTTAATAACTGAGTGAAACTTGTCGAATAGACTGTCACCTTTATGGCTGATGATAAAGACATTAGAGTCTGTAGTAAGACCATCAAGGATCTTGAAGAACTCTTCAGTGCCGCTAACATCAAGCGAGGAGTCAAATACTTCATCCATGATAAGTAGATTTGTACTTGCAGAGTTACGAAGTTTGGCTACTGCTCTCCAAGTGAACATAAGAGCCAAGTCGATTCTCATCTTTTCACCTTCAGAAAATGACGCATATGAGAACTCATCACGGAATCTAGACTTGATAGTCTCTGTAAACTTTTCATCAAGTTCAAAGTTGACAAAGAAGTCCAATGCCGCCAGATATTTGTTGACAAGCTTATTTATGATAGGAACATACTGACGGATAATTCTGGTTTTAATGCCCGTATCCTTTAGAAGGCTTGAGGACACTTCGAGAATTTCTCGTTCATCAATAAGCTTATACTTGTCTTTAATGCTTCTAGCCAAATCCTGCTTGTGTTCTTCAATCTCATTTACCGATGTGTCAATTTGATCTGTATTGGTTCTAATAGACTCAATTTCTTTAGTAAGAGTTTTGATACTATTATTCCAAGAACGAATATCTGCATTGTTATTTGAAATAGTAGAATTAAGAATTGTGATCTGAGCATTGATCTTGGTAATTTCTTCAATGCGAGCATTGACACTCAGAATCTCTTGTTCAAGAGTAGCAAGTGCGTCATTAATTTCTTTGGTCTTACCATCTCTCGTTTCAATAGTTTTACTCTTGAAGTCATGATCTATACCCTGCTTACATGTAGGGCAATTATCATGATCGTGGAAAAACTTAATTTCACGCTTGAGATTCTTGATCTTTGTTTCAAGTTGAGACTCAAGTTCAATTAACTTTGACTTTTTCTTGACTATTTTATCTTGATCCGCAATATTAGAATTAAGTTCTTCTATTTTGGATACAATATTACTTGTTTCAAGCTCGGTTTGATTAATCTTTTCTTCGAGCTCATTAAGTAGATCTTGCTTAGTCTGAATAAGTGAATCGTTATTTGTTCGAAGTGACAAGATATGCTTGTTTTGCATCTCGATCTTCTGTTCAATTAACTCAATCTTATATTCAGAGTCTCGAATTGCATTCTTATTGAGATTAATCTTGTCACGAAGTAGAGTATTCATAACAGAAAAGATCTGAATATCAAGTAGATCTTCAATAACAGTTCTACGTTCACCTGCAGATAGCTGCATGAATGGAACATAATTAGCCGAACCAAGAACTACAATCTGAGTAAATGACTTGTGATTCATTTTCAGAATTGTCTTTTCGAGCATTTCTTGATACTCGCGAATATCGGAATTCTGATTGATCATAGTATCATTTAGATACACTTCAAAGATATTAGGTTTGATGCCTCTGCGAACCAGATACTCTTTTTTGCCAATAGAGAACTCAACCTCTACCAGCATTCCTTTACCTGTGATACTGTTAATTAGCTGAGGCTTGTTGATGTTCCGATATGGTTTGCCATACAGAACAAATGAAAGCGCTTCAATTAGTGTAGACTTACCAGCACCATTCTCACCAACAATCAAAGTGGATTTTGATCTATTGAGAATGATTTCTGTAAATTGATTGCCTGTGGATAACAGATTCATCCATCGCAGCTTTTTAAATAAGATCATTTTAGATCATCCGTTACTTTATATAGACCATGTTCATATCCTGCTTCATAGGCTGCTTTTAACCAAGAAACCATTCTTTCATTTGCTTTTTGTGAATTAGGATTGTGATGATCTAAATCATTGTAAAATCGTTCACCACGAAGGCTATATAACTCTATTTCATTAAACCATTCTTCAAATGTCATAGTTACTCCACAGTTAGAGCTTCTGCATATAAATCAGACAAGAACGCATCTAGTTTATTCTTGTCTACCTTAGTTTCAATATTACTACTAAACTTTCGTAGAATAGTTAATGTGTCTTCCGCCTCATCAATAATATCAGAATCATCCTCAAGGTTCAAGTTAAGGCTATCCTCTACTACCTGAAGATCAAGCACACCAGCCTTTTCAATTTTATTGATGTACATATCGAACCAGTAAGGATTCAACTTATTATGAATAACTACCTTGACATATGTTCCGCGAAGTGCTTCAGTGTCAATGTCGAGCACAGTATCCATGTCACCGAGTGAATCATCATAGTGGATCTTATGGAACATCTTATATGGATTTTCAATAAATGTCAACTCTCTTGTGTCGGTATCGAACACATGAAAACCTCGTGGATCATTCCAATCGGACCAAGTAATCTCGTATGGTGCGCCAAGATAGTGAATGTTACCACGAGATGATTTGTGGTGAAAATGACCTGACATAACTGTGTCAAACTTCTCAAATGGCTTGGTGCTAAATCCATGATCATTTACAGAACCACGATACATCTCAAAGCCTGCCAATTCAAGGTGACCCATCACAATTTGTGACTTTGTATCCTCAAGAAACTTCATTGACTCGTCATAATTACCAGAACAGATCCAAGGAATGAAAGCAATTTCAGTAGAATCAAACCTTACATTCTGTGGTGAACTATACACATGGATTGACTTATAATCCTTAAGTAAAAGATCCGGTGAGTTTACATCATTTGTATTCTTGAAGAAAGTGCAATGGTTACCCACAATAACATGAAGATTAAGCTTGTTCTTTTCAATCTGATCAAACCAATAAGTTCTGCATAGCGCTAGAGTATTAAAGTTGATATACTTGCGGCGGTCAAATGTGTCACCAAGATCTACAATAGTATCAATGTTATGTTCTTTCAAGTAAGGAAAGAAACAGTTAGTATAGAACTTGGCAAAATAATCAGCAAATGCAAGATTATCACCGCGAGCACCGAAGTGTTGATCTGTAATTAATGCTAATTTCATTTCTTATACTTCTTGTTATATGTTGCAATTGCGGATTCACATGCTTCCTTCACTTTGGTAAGAGTCTGCATATTGTTGAATTTAACCTGAGCAGTAGTATTAGGATCCAACATAGAAACTATAGCCTGCTGAATAATTGGTGGTAATGAATCATACTTCATCTGAATCTCCGATAAACTTTTCAATTCCTTTCTTCTTCTTTGCCGGCTTGAGATCTTTTTGCTTTTCAAATTTCTCAATTAGATCATTAGATCTACCATCGTTCAGGTGAACATACACAGCATTAAAATGAGCCGCATCATCAGATGATAATTCAACTAGAGTATTCATTACCGATGAATTTACCAGACTCTTCTGTTTGATGTACTGTTGCTTTTGCTCACGCTGAATACGTCTAAGGAATGCATAATAAATGATTGTTGTAAAATAAGCGAATGGATTTTTTGATTTGTCTGGATCAAAATTATGTAGATACATCAGACAGTTTTCAATACCATCTGAAATCATCTCATCCTTGTATGAATAACCTGCAAAGTTTGGTTTTGTAGCAAGACGATTTGCAATAAGATAGATAGTCTTGCCGACATATTCTGAAACTCGAGGTAATTCTGAACCTTGTTTCTTTGCCTCGGCTAATTGATTTAAGTAAATAATCATCTCAGTATATAGCTTTTTGTTATCTACATAATGAGTTCTTGCTTTCGGCTTCTTGTATGGCTCAGTGACAGGTGTTTGATTGTCCGTAGTAGTTGAAGTCATTATCAGTCTCACTTTCCTTTAAGGAATCCATGTATTGCTTATAGTATTTAATAAGTTTCTCATTAGGATTACAAGCCACTATAACATACTTGTGATTAAATGTAAACAACTCATTTTCAACCCACGTCATATATGGAATGAATTTAACAATACTGTATCCATCTGATGTATAGTCTTGTAAAATTTGCACAGGATTCAATAGATTTATATAGTCTTCTTTAGACTCCAATTCACCTATTAGTTCTTCTCCAGACACAAGTTTAATACTTAGATAGTCTGTCATATATTTACCGTAATGATATCGTATTCAAACTGTTCAGCATCATAAATTTTACATCTTTCGACAAAATGTTTTAGTGTATAGTTCTGATATGACTTGATAGACAAGTCATCGACAATGTCATATAGAATTGCTTCTTCCTTTTCTTTATGCATACGAAGCATACGACCAATTGACTGAAGCACTTTAATCTTTGATTTGGATGGAGATGCTGCAATCATGTGGTGTAGTTTATTTATAGACACACCGGTAGATGTTGTACCTAACGATGCAATCAGTGTTGCATTGTGCTCATCCTCAATAGCATGTCGGATCCGTTCTCGTTCTTCACCTTTTACGCTACCGTCGATATAGAATACATTGTGCTCGGATTCGGATTTAATGGCATCATATAATAGTTTGCCGTGATCCACGATCCTGAAAAAGAGAAGTTTGTTTCCTTTGAGAGAAAGAGTGAGTCGTTTAATGAATTTGTTTCTTGACTCGCTATTGACGAGAAAGTCAATCTCTTCTTGGTATGTCTTTCCTCGTACTGCTTTTGCCACTTCTGGATTGTATTTGAGGATAATACATTTGATCTTGAGTTTGGCGACGTATCCTTGATCCATAAGCTCTTTAGTAGAGATTGATTTATACTTCGGACCAAATAGTCCTTCAATTGTTGCTTCGTTGAGAGGTTGTCCGTCAAGAGTTCCTGTTGTTCCAAATCTGTACTTGCAATTTTCCAAACAGGTGAGAATTTGGACAAGACTTGTTGCTTTACATCCGTGGGCTTCGTCGCCAAACACGTAGCCAAACTGCTGGTACCAAGGCTTTGGCATCTTGGTTTTTCCGTTATTAAGGGACTGCCAAGTGGTAATAACAATGTCTGCATCGATGTCATTAGACTTGAGTAGTCCACCGATGCTGGTATGGATTTTTCCGGTATAGCCATAGTCTCTAAAATCACTTTCCATCTGTGTGACGAGTCCAATCGTCGGCACGATAATCAGTCCCTTCTTTTTCTTGTACCACTGTGATATGATATAGATCATCATTGACTTACCTGATGAAGTCGGACTTAGAAGTGTGCGCTTTCCTGTGCGAAGACACTTAAGAATGGATTCAAACTGATAGTCTCGTTCCTCATATTTAGGAGGGATGTTTAATGATTTAATGTGTGCTCGAAGTTCATCTTCAGATATATTACTATATACAAGTTCATCATCAAAGCCAAATGTATAGCCTCGAGCATCACAGAATTTCTTGATCCGCTGCGCTAATCCAGCATAGATCTGACCAGTAAGTCCATTTAATAGACGAATCTTACCATCCCAGATTCTAGCTTTATAGCGTGGATGAAACTTGTAGTTGTCAGCAAAGAACGTAAAGTTTTCCGATAATTCCATCATAATAGATGGCTCGGCGAGTACCTTTACATAGACTGAATTAATATACCTTAAATGAACATCTGTCATCAAATACCCAATTGAAATTTCTCAAAGGCTATAGCATTAGTAATGATGAAATTTCGATTGGCGATTGATTTAATAATAGATTCCAACAAATCGGTCTTTTCAATTTGGACACCGATTTTCAAAGTAAGATCTATGATATCTTTATCAGTTTCAACGTAACCATTTGCATCCGCCTTAAGTATCTTTCCTCTGGGCGGAAGTCTCCATCCTAATGCATGAGTCTCTTCTGTTGGACCTTCAGTATAGAAATCAAACTTGTCCTTCTTCAGAAGCTTTAGTTGTGTTTCATACTTTCTGAGAGCAAGTCTCTCATTAATATATATACGATAGTATTTGTGATGTAGTTGCGGAATCTTGATAGCTTCATTAGTAAGATCTGTCTTGTCAATCTTACAGTCGACTTCCCATAATGCAAAAATATCATCAAGTTTCACTTAGATAACTCCACTGAGGTATGCAGTAACTATATCACTTTTGGAATTTGGTATTCTACCTGACTTTAGTCGATTACGTGCTTGCTCAAGGTGAATCTTATTAGCACGCTTGGTAAAATTGATTCCATTCAGATGATCAAATTCATGCTGAAAGATTCTTGATGTTAGACCATCTAGTGTCTTGGTGACTACATTCCCGTTTGGTTCTGTATAACGGACCTTGATTGTCTTTGAGCGCTTCACTTTCACCATGAGTCCAGGATATGACAAACAACCTTCATCAAGATAGATGCAATCATCACTTTCATTTACAATAAATGGATTGAAGCATACAATGATGGGATTTGCCTTGATAGCAAAAACTCGGTATGGAAGACCAAGTTGATTAGCAGCAAGACCCATTCCATTATACTTAAGCATATGTTCAGCAAGGGTATGTGCCAACTCAATGGGATCTGTTGGTGGATTAGAAAAATCAAATTTTGGAATGGGATTCTTTAGAACTTCAGCATTACAATCAATCAGGTCATAGTTCATAGCATATTCTCAATATAGTTAAAAATTACGTTCTTGGCATCCTGGTTGGCAGGAACTTCAATATAGTCATAACCAGAGTCGTGTAAAAGAGTTTTAATCTTATCATCTAATACACGAGCTTCCGCTTCATTCTGATTTCTGCCAATTTTGTGATATGGCTTTTCACGCTGTAGGAAGATATTAATATTATCGTAGTGATTAAAAAGCTCATGACCTAAATGTCTGAAATAATTTGGTAAGTAATCTTCACCAGCATAAACCAGTGCCATAGCTAGAGGACTGTCGGTAATAACCCAATCAACTTTATTCTTTAGTCGCCAGAGTTTGTGATTTTGTTTAGCTATAATATAAAGTTGATCTTCAAGAATCCTGAATCGTTCCTCCCAAGTCACTTCCTTGGCATACTCATTAACCAATTCTACGTTAATATTCTTCCATTTCATAGAAGCAAATAGATCAGCCGCTGTAGTACTTTTACCTGTACCGGGACCACCCCACAGATTAATTACTCGCATTATACATATACTCCATATTATAGTTACAATGGTATAATGCTCTTATATACCATCGACAAAAAATGTCAACTATTTATTGTATCAAAATAAAATCTTGCAAATTGAAATCCCACAGTTGCTGTTGAATACTGTATTTCAGATAAAGTGCTATCAAAGTTTAAATCTGAAAGTGAAACAGGAAATAAATTTGTAAATCTGACATTCATAATAGGTGTAAATGAACTATTTAAAATTAAAACACTACCATCGACCACCTTATATTTGTATTGATCAAGTGTATCCGGATGACCTAGTTGAACCATCCAATTAAAGATCTCCATATAATCTTTTAGATTCTCACCAACCATGAACGACAACTGAAGAGGATTATATTCGATGTTACCAGGTTCGCTTAATCTCACAAATGGTGTTGGAACTGGAGCCAGTCCGAGATTTAAACCGGGAATCACTACAGACTGGACTCGCATTTCAAGTTGATTTAGTGTGGGAATTTTCAGTTTGAAATTGAGTTGTGATAAATTATTTTGATCGTACATGCGATTTCCTATTTACATTTATTCTATAGTGTGTATAATGACACTATGGTCAATGGAATATATTATATGCTTATTTATAGAGCATAACTAAAAAGGAGGGAGACCTTTCGATCTCCCTCCAGTAAGTATTTAAGTTTCTTATTATTGCAACCAAACTTACATGAGGTTGTTAACAAGAATACGACGGTAGTAGTTGTTGGAATCCTGGTTAAGTGCACCACTTGCAGCGGTAAGACCTTCAGCAAATGGGTTTGCAACCATACCATAACGGGTCTTGAAACCGATCTTTGGCTGGAAGGTGTTAGGATCAACTGCACGAACCATCTGGAGTGGAACATATGGGCAATAGAAAATACCAGCATCAAATGCGCTTGAACCCTTGTAACCAACAACCATGTAGTTTGAACCAGCATATGGGTCAATGTAAACACGGAGGCGGCCGTTAAGGACACCAGCGAAGGTGTTGCCTGTATCGTCAACCTGTAGGTTATTGCTGTTTAGAGCAGGAGCGTAGTCAAGGACACCAGCCATCTGAAGGGCAGAAGCAACATCTGATGAACAGATGATGATGTTACCCTTACCGCGTCTTGTACCCTTAGCGATAGCATTAGCTTCACGCTCTACCTGGAACATAAGACCCTTGAACTTTTCAACTGACCAACGACCGTTGGAGTCTGTGTCAAGGTCAAAGATACCAGCAGTTGTTGTACCGGTTTCTGCACCCTGCTTAGCAGTAATAACGATTGAACGAATAACTTCACGGTTGATTTCAGCAAGAATTTCAGCAGAAAGGATGTTGCTGAGTTCTGTTTCAGCATCAAGGCCGTGGATTGCCTTTAGATCCTGAGCGAGTTCAAGTGAATATTCAGCCTTTAGAGCACGGGTCTTAGCAGAAACGGTAACCTTCTCGATTGAGAATGCCATTTCTGGGAATACTGCAGGAGCGTTACCTAGGCCTTCAGCGAATGAAGTGTTAAGACCAGCAGCAAAGTTGTATGTACCTAGACCAACGTTATTAGCTGCACCTGGACCGGTACCAATATTACCAATAGCAAGACCAACAGTATTTGCAGTAACAGAACCTGTATATGTATCTGTAGCAGCACCGTTTGCACCACCACGTGCAGAGAAACCAGTGTTAGCTTCATTGTAGAATGCTTCAGCGCCAGCCTGGTTAGTATAGCGTGCGCGCATTGCGAAGATAAGTCCTGTTGGACCAGTCATTGGCTGAACGCCGCAAACATCATAAGCAATGAGGTTTGGCATTGCACGACGAACGAGTGAGATAAGTACTGGATCGAAGGTGTCGATTGCACCAGCATTAGTATTACTTGGATCACCGATTGAGTTGGTTGGACCAGCTTCACCAAGGAAGCCGCCAGACATTGCTGCACGAGCTTCACGAACTGCATTCTCAGTATTCTCAAGAATCTGTGCAGTTACTGAACGCTTGTGAGCATCCTTAATAGCTGGAAGATCCCCATGCTCGAGGATTGGCTTCCACTTGTTTTGAATTTCTTCATTTAAATATGACATTTTTCTTCTCCATTAAATTTAAGCTTTATTTGTAAGCTATCTTATTTATATTTTTATTTACTTTGAAACTGTTTTTGAAATTGCCTGCATATACTTCTGCATATGTGCTGGTACTGTTTCTTCATTTAATGAATCATCTGTACCGTCAATTTCTTCTGTGATTAAACCTGTTGAACGGGCGGAAACTTTCTTACCAGAGAAATAATTTTCTTTGATAATTTCAAGCTTTCTTCTGTATGTATCGGCATCGGTAAACTCAATGCCTTCAGCTAGAGTGCGGAACTTTTCAATTTGAGTTTCTACTAGACCTGTTGACACATCATCAAGTGTTGCTTCAATTACTGCCTCATTTAGCACATTCTCAAGTTCAAGCTTTGAATCGATTGTTTCGTTAAGCTTTGCTTTAACTTCTTCAAGTTCAGCCTTCATTTCAGCTACAAGATCAATCTGCTCGTCTGGAACAGTAATATAATGTTCTGCGAATAGATTATGTAGACCCTTAATGAAGTCTTCTGCAATATCAGCACGAAGGCTGTTTTCAACTGCAAGCTGATTCTCTTCCATCCACTGTTCAATTACATAGTCGAGATACTGATCAAGCTTTTCTGATAAATCTTCAAAGATTTCAGCAGACTTTTCTTCAAGTGCTTCATTGAATTCTTCTTCAAGATCAGTTGTAATTGTTTCAAGCTCTTCCTCAAGACGAGCAACTTCAAGATTTACGCGAGTTGCAACAGCTGCCTCGAAGATAACTGAAGTCTTTTCCTTGAACTCTTCTGAAAGATCTTCACCTTCACCGAACATATCGTCAAGATCTTCCTTCCATGCACCAGTACCGACAGCAGCGGATGGCTTCATGTTTACTGAAGCAGCATTCTGTGCGGAATTATCAACAGCACCAGGAGCCTTATTAGGACCATACTGAGCCTGAACTGCATCAAAGATGCTTGAAAGATCTTCTTTGCCGAGTTGTGCAAGAAGTGATGTAAATGTAGCTAGCAT